AGCATGGACTATTGATGAATTTATGAGGGAAGTTCAGCAGTTAGGTGATTACGATACGTTAATGATTGATCCGCACAACTCATTCTTAAAGCCTAAAGGAATCAATCCACATGAGTACGACTACGAAATGGCTACCAGATTAAGGCTATTTGCTAAAAAGACTAACACTACCACTTACTTATGTATTCACGCTGCTACAGAAGCATTACGTAAGACACATAAAGACGGAGCATATAATGGTTTACCTATGCCACCAAGTATGGCTGATGCAGAAGGCGGTGGTAAATGGGGTAACCGAGCAGATGATTTTATAGTTATCCATAGATATCCAGCACACGAAAGCAGTTGGATGTTTACAGAGATACACGTTAAAAAGGTGAAAGAAACAGAAACGGGTGGCGCACCAACATTTTTAGACAAGCCTGTATTTTTTAGATTGGAATATGGTACTAACTTTACCTGCGAAGGAATAAGCGCAATATAAACACGAACACTATGGTAGATTACACATTAGCACTAATAAACATAGACCTAACGATAAACAAAATGTTGTTTAGGCTAAAATTAGAAGATTTAAGCGAGAAAAAACGAAAAGGTATAGAAACTATCATTGAAGACCTTAAAGTATCGTCAGAACTCGTTAAAATGCAAAATAAAGCTATTGAAGAGCAGATTCAGATAAACTCGAAATTATATTTAGAGAATTTAAAGCTGAAGAGAATAGTAGAAGAACTAACAAAAACTGGAATAGAACTATGAAAATTTTAAACTTATATGCTTGTTTAGGTGGTAACCGATACAAGTGGGACGAAGTAGCTAAAGAAGCAGGTATAGAAATAGAAATAACTGCCGTAGAACTTGATCCTGAAGCTGCGAGATTATATCAAGAGCGTTTCCCAAATGACGAAGTAATAGTTGCAGATGCACACCAATATTTATTAGACCATTACAAAGAGTTTGATTTCATTTGGAGTTCACCACCTTGCCCTACTCATTCAAAGGTTAGATTTACTCAAAAGAACCAAGATTTTTATAAACCTGAATACCCAAATATGATGTTATACCAAGAAATTATTTTTCTTAAACACCATTTTGAGGGTAAATATGTAGTTGAAAATGTAATTCCATATTACGAACCATTAATACCCGCACAAAAAAGGGGTAGGCATTTGTATTGGTGTAATTTTAATTTACCAAATGAAATAGACCGCTCGGAATCAAAAGGTATAATTGGAGGTCAAACAAATGATGAATTTAAAAAACTTTGCAATTTTCACGAATACGATTTTACAAAGTATAAAGGTGAACAAAGTAAGATTAAAATGGCTCGTAATTTAGTAGATTTTGAGGTAGGCAAGACAATACTTGAAACTGCTTTAGGGATAATAAAAAAACAAGACATTAACCAAGTATCAATATTTGATTTTGATGTATGAAAAAGTGTCGTAACTGCCAAGAAAGATTCAATCCTATTCGTTCTACGTTAGAAAAGTATTGTCAAAAAGACGAATGTATAAGAGCAATGGTCTGTGAAACGAAAGAAAAACTCTGGAAGCAGAACAAGAAAAAGATGAAAGAGGACATAATGACCGTTCAGGACTACATGAAGATAGCGCAGCAAACCTTTAATAAGTACATCCGTCTTCGTGATCAAGGAAAGAATTGTATTTCATGTGGCAAAAAACCAAAGAAAGAGAACGCAGGGCATTTCTATTCCGCTGGTACACACACAGCAGTAAGGTTTGACGAGAGAAATGTGCATCTGCAATGTGAACATTGTAATACTTTTCTTTCGGGAAATTTACTTAATTACCGTGAAAAACTCTTAATTAAACTTGGATTTGAGGAATTTGAGCGTTTAAGTGTTGACGCTATGAAAACACGAAAGTACACACGAGAAGAGTTAAAAGAAATAATAGAACTATACAAACAAAAGATAAAAGATGTATCTAAAATCACTGGTAACGGTTAAAGGAATAATAACAGCAGGTAAGTTTTATCGGTTAATAGGAACCACTGAAAATTATTACGTAATAAAAAACGATGTAGATAAACACGAGTGTATAAAAAAATATATATTTGAAAAAAAATACTATGAAAGAGATAGAAATGAAGATTAACGGATTCACAGGCTTTGAGCGTGAATTTGAGTTTTGCATGAAAGTAGAAGGCAAGTGGCAAGAGTTTAAATGTACTGCCGACTTTCACGTAAAATACGAAGCACCAGCTGATAACTTTGAAATGATATTAGACACTGCAAAAGTGGATATGTGGAGTGATAAATACGAAGAGTACGTGAGTTATAGTTTATCACCTGAAGAGTTTACCAACCTTAATCTGTGGATGCAAGACTTAACGCATTGGGATGAGTACTACGAATACATGAACTACAATGATTAAGACAATGATAGTTTACTTTTTTATAGTGATTTACCTGTGTTTGGTATTCTCTTATATTGCGTATAAGATAGAAAATCTTACATTTGCATACACGTTGCTTATTTTAGCGGGTTTAAATTTGATAGGATTAACTTTATTATTGATAGATGGAGGTAAATATAACGTATTCGAATGATGACATTCACGAAGCAGTGAACGCTTTAAAGGTTACCTCATGGATTTCAGCTATGTTTGATTTAGACCAGCATCTACGATCTGAAGCAAAGTACAACGAAAAACGAAGTGAAAAAGAAATAGATGTAATATATGAGATTCGTGAGAAGCTGAATGACTTAATGCACGAGTATAATATTAGCTTCGATGAATAGAATAAGACAAACCAACCGACTATTACTATACAGGGCGCACCGTAGATCGAAAGACTGGGTGCGCTCTTGGCTTTTTACGTCAGATGAAACGTATCCTTATCTACAATTTGTAAGGTTAAACCCTGAAGAATGAAAATAATTCGTAATACTATATCCTTAATTTGGCTTTATGTTGTTAACAGAATCTATAGAAACATCGACTAAATGGCTTGACAACGTAGCTAAACACCATAAATACTTTGTCAAAGTAGTAGAAGGGTTTGGTGAGAGATTTTATGCTGAAGATATAGTACAAGAGATGTACTTGCGTCTGTATAAATACACCACTTGGGATAAGATAGTAAAAGACGGAGAAGTAAATAAGGGATTTATTTGGTTTGTTCTTCGTAATATATATGTGGATTTCTGTAAGCAGAAGAGCCGTATTGATAAGGTAGATTTGAATGAGGCTATCTATGTAAACGAAGAAGCTGCTGAACGAACTGAGTTTGTAGCTAAAAACGAACTATATCTAAAGATAGAAGCAGAGATAGAGAAATGGCATTGGTATGACACGATGTTATTTAAGCTATATAGAGATTCAGGTAAATCTATGCGTGAGTTAGAAGCTGAAACAAAGATTAGTTTAACATCAATATTTCATACAATAAAGCATTGTAAGCAACGATTAAAGGAAGCAGTAGGAGAAGATTACGAGGATTACAATAACGGAGACTATGAGTTATTATAATATGGATAATGAATACTACAGCAAAGAGGAAGCGCGTGAATTGATAGCTTATTTACGCAGGGAGATAGATAATATTCTCCGTGATCATAATCAGTTATTAGTAAAACACGAAGCCCTACAAGAAGAGTTTAACCAACTAAAAGAAAGATATATTAATTTAGCACGATGAAGACGATAAAAGCTTATTTAGAAAACCAAAAGGAGTTAGCCTATGTAGCATTTGCTCAAAGTCTGCAAGGCGAAAATATTAACTTATTAGATGCAAAACACTTTTTAGAAAGAATAGTACATTTAGAATTAATGATTAAAGAGCTAGGAAATGGAAAAGAAAAGAAGAGGTAGAAGAAAGTCTGAAGTTTTTACCGATGTGGTAGAGATAGTAAAAGACGAAGCGAAAGAATTAGTAAACGAGATTAAAGAAGATGTCGCTGAAGGTTTAGGAGATACTTTAGAAAAGGTATTTAAGAAGACTGGAATAGATAAAGTAGCTAAATGGGTATTAGGAGAAGACTGCGGATGTGATAAACGCAAGGAGAAGCTAAATAAGATATTCCCGTACAGAAAGATTAACTGTCTAACGGAAGACGAACACGGAATACTTGAAACATTCTTTAGTAGAAACACAGCAGAGATTAGCCCATCTGATCAACACGCATTACTTAAAGTTTACAATAGAGTATTAAACGTTAGACAGGAGCCTACTTCTTGTTCTTCATGCTGGAGAGATATAGTTAACCAATTGAAAAGAATCTATAAAGAGTACGACGATGCAAACTCGTGATGTAAAGGTGATAACTAATTACTACATAGTGA